CAGCAAGGTCATATGCGACCAAGTTTGGCATTGAACGTCTAATCAATGAGATTAGAACGGGGTCGAAACCAGCAACTGGACCAGCAGCTGTAGCATCAGCAGAGAAACCTGCTGCACTGCCTGAACTACCAGTGTTTACGTTGGGGGCTTCTGAGAGGAAAGAACGCTCTTCTCTTAGTTCTTTCTCTTGGTTTTCTAACAGGATAGCGGTAGTAGCTCTTCTATGTGCGTCTTTGATTGGATCGAGTCCATCATAATCGAGAATAGGAGCCCACTTTTCCTGTAGATATTCAGAATTGAACATCTGCATTTTAAGTTTACCTTTTTTATTTGTTTGAATTTAATAATTTAAAAATCACTTTTTAGCAGCTCTTGAAAGAGTATCAAGGTATGCTTGCATCGCTGGAGCGTACTCCTGCGGTGCTACTTCGTCAGTAGATACCTCTTCTGATAAGTTTTCAGAGGTGCTTTTTGGAGCACTAACAGTCTTTGATGGGAAATAAGATTCCTTCAAAGTTCCTAGTTTCTCCCGATAGTCTGTCTCACTTTCAAACTCAACATTCTCGGAAAGAGTAGCAAGTTTTTCCTTCTGAGTGTCTGCTAGACCTTCAGCAACATCTGCAAAAATTACATCTGCTGTGGATTCTGCTAATCTTGAATTAAGAGCAACATTTCTCTCAATTTGTTCATTGAGTTTACCTTCCATTTCATCAAGCTTATCTACCATGCTGTTAAGCACATCATATTTTTCTTCAGGGATTGTTACATAATGTTCTTCAAATAGTGACTTCATACCTTCTAAGAAGGATTCAGTCATTTCTGTTTTAAGACCGTTCTCTACTGCGAGTTTGTTTTCTTGCATCCACTCGTCAGCAACATATTCAAGATAAGAATCAACTCTTTCTGTAAGTCCTGTCTTAATTGTTTCTAGTTCTTCAACTAGAGCATTTGCATAAGACTCATTGAGTTCTTCCTTGATTTCTGCAACCTTAGATTTGATTGCGGTCTCGAAAATTGTACGTGCCTTGCTTTGGAACTCTTCGGAAAGTTCTTCTCCTTCTAGAAGTGCCTGAACGTCTGCATCAACGTCATAACTTTCTTCTTCGATTACTTCCTCTTCAGTAGTCTCCTCTTCGGCTACGATTTCTTCTGTTGAAGATTCTTCTTCAGCAACTACTTCATCAGTAGATACTTCATCTTCAGCAACAACTTCTTGTCCATCTTCCAGTTCGTCTGAAACTGCTTCTGCTTTTCCAGCTTTAGAATTAACAACATCTTTAACTTGAGATAAAGTTGCTGCAGGATCTTTTAATTTTGCTGAATCGTCATCAGGCTTATAGTTTTCTGGGGTAGGTCCACCAAGGTCTTCTACTGGCACTCCACCGATTTCGGTAGATTGAGCTGCAGCCGCACCTTTGGTTACTACGTTTTCTTCGATGTTTTCCATTTAGTGAATTGTTACCAACGTGTTTACTGAATCTTGTTAGAATCTATACTTATTTATAGATTTGTTAAACTTAGAGGTTATTTAGAAAATTGTTGAATAGACTCAACTTGTGCTCCTCTAAAGCACTTTGACTAACTAAGGTGTTAATAGATTTCTTAGTTTTCTCTGCGAGTTGTTCACGGAGCATACCTCCTTCCCAAACCCATTCTTTTCCTTCCATTATTCCATTCACAAATGCATCAGGTGCGGAAGGATCGGCAACGATATCAGCAGCAGTTGCTAACTGAAAATCTTCACCAACTATTTTGCATCCTCTATGATCTTCCTTAAGTGATCCAACTCCACGAGATGAAACACCTAACTTAACACCTTCACTAAGTAAAGATTTTGCAATCTTACCCATAGGTGTTTCAAGAAGCTTTGCTTTTCCTCTAAAATTATTACCCTCTTGAACAAGAGATGTAATCTTATGGGAAACTCTATCAAGATTTACTGTAGGACCTTCTGGATGACCAAGTTCACCAAGAGCACGTCCATTTCTGATAAAAGATTCATTATATCTTTTAACTTCATTACATAGAGTATTGATAGGATATACTCTACCATTACGGTTCTTTAATTCACCCTGAAGAAAGACTCCTTCGATATAAAGAGATTTTTTAGCACCTCTTCCTTCAGTTATAATTTTTACGTTAGAGATTTCTTCTGTGATTAGTTTCATTCTTCTTGTTCCTGTTCAGTAGGTTCTTCAGATTCTTCAGCATCTGCAACTATTGCATTCTCAGGTGCTTGACCACCAAAGAAAGAATTTGCAACAGATGGTTTTATACCATCAAGTTTTCCAGCAGACTTAGCATATAGATGATCTTTTATTCTATCGCTAACTTCTGACGCAGCAGCATTAGTTGCAATCAAATCAACAACATCTTCCATAAGATTAAATTGGTATATATTTGTTATTTATAACTCAGCCTTCTTAGTGTCTTTTTGATACTGCCCATCAATTGCTTGTGCTTGTGCTGCAATATCAGGATCTACCTGACCTTCACCCATTGCCATTGGATCTTCACCCATGGCTGGATCACCTTCTTGTGGTAATGGTTCACCTGTTATTGGGTCTAACATTGCAGGATCTGGAAGTATTCCTTTTTGAATTTCATCTTCAATTTGAATATCAATTTCTTCAATTTCTTGATCAGACTGTCTTAGGATTCTCTTACGAACATATTCAGTAGAATAATACTTACCAATATAAGGTTCGATATTTGCAAGCATTCCTAATCTTCCTTCCATCATTTCAGATTCTTTCAATTCTGCAAATTGATTATCGTAAATGAAGTCATATTGAATATGATCCTCCATTACTTTCCAATCTTCAGGAGTAACTATATTTTTAAGAATCAACTGTGTCTTAAGCATATCATTAAACATGTTTGCAAAACGCTTTCTTAAACGTCCAACAAACTTGGCAAATTTAAGTTCATCTCTTAATATTTCTGATGAACGACCTAAATTAAAACCACCTTCAGAAGCAATTCTAGATTCAGGAACACCTAATGCTCTATAAAGTTTCTTTTGGAAATACTCTATATCAGATAATTCACCTAAATTCTGTCCACCAGGTAAAGTTGTAATTTCGGTTCCCCGACCACCTTCTCTTCTAGGCAACCAGAAATCCTCCATCATGCTCATAAATTTACGGTCATCACGAACTTCACCAGTGTTCGCATCGTAAACTAACTTATTTCTATAGCGATTCATTACCTCTTTTAGGTATTGTTCTGCCTTTACTTTTGGTAGATTACCTACATCAATATAAAATATTCTTCTTTCTGGTGCTCTTGATAATCTGTATATAACAAGAGAATCCTCAATCATTCTCAATTGATTAAGTGCCTTAATTGCTTTATGAAGATATGAAAGAACTCTATTCTTATTTCTATCAACTAAACCAGAAGTACACATAGTGATAGAATCCTTGGCAATTTTTATAGAATTCTTACCACCCATCTGATTAATCATAGATGTCGGATGTTGTGTTTTAGGTGTGTAGATATAAAATTCATCAAATTCTGGATTAGGAACTATATCATCATCCTTTCTTAATCTGATGGCAGGATCTTGATTACCTGGTTTTTTCTTTTCTTGGCGAATATACTTTAATTTTAATGGATCAATATACCTAAGATCTTGTATTCCTTCTTGTGGATTTTTTACATCAATAACTTTTATATAGAATACTCTACCATCAATATACCAATTTCTAAAAATTTCATGAGACTTTTTATCAAAGTCCATTAATTCTTTAATATGTCTAAATTCTTCTCTAATTTTTTTCTTTAAACTTTCACTTGCATTAAGATTTGAAAGTTCTACTTCTACTGGAGAATCATATAAATCACTTACAATCGCTTCATTAACAACATCCTCAATTGCACCATCCACTTCTGGATGTAATGCCATTTCTCTATATCTTCTTATAAGATCATATTCTGAACGATACGCACCTTCAATATCTACATACTGACCATAAAATCCACTTGAAATAAAATTATCAACCCCATCCTCATT